GTCCGCCTCTAGGACACCAGCCAGCCGCGCGCGGCACTGACTGTCGAGGTCAATCATCCACTGTTTCACAGACCAATCAAAGCCACTGATGTCAGTGGACGTTGGCTGCTCAAGGGATGCAATTGATTCCGCAAGCTCATAGAGCCCTTCATCTCCCAGGCCCATGCCAGGCTTGCTGGGAATGGTGAGCCACTTGGAGATCTCGAGGTTGTTCTGAGCGCCATCTAAAATGCGCTCAACCAGTTGATCAACAACTGAAACACTCATGATCAATCGCATGCGGCCCTGCTCCACCTTCTTGCGAGAGTGTAGCTCATTCTTGACAAAGACCCTAATAGGGTCAACCAAACCGGCATCAACGCACTGTTGTGCAGTCCAGCTCTCAAAGGCCTCCCGAGGAGCGGCCTCAATGAGAGCCAACCTGTCAAGCGCCAACTCGATGAGGAATCCAGCTCCGACCTGTTCAATAAGCTGCTTGTTGCTCTTGGCAACGAGCATAAAAGGAAAGCCGGGGCTTGCGTCCATTTTGAGCTGCGAGACAGCGGTCTCCGCTCTTGTGGCGTAGCGACTCCGGGTTTCCGACATGCCAGCCCCGTAGGGCATCACTGCCGGGTATTCGTCGAGGACTCGGCGAATGACACTTTCCTTGAGAGAGTCGGTGGGTTCTTCCCCATCTTTGACGCCTTGCGCCTGGTAGATGAGGGAGCGCAGTTCTGCTGCTGCGCTCCTGTCGGGAGGGCTCCACTCTCCGAGCCGAGGCTCGAAATCTTTGGCTCTGACGTAAGCAGGTTTCTCACGGGTGACGGGGTCGGGTCGCAAGACTCCTCTCCGTCCGACTCGTCGCAAACCACGGGCAATTTCCTCCGGCTCGGAGCGCTCGTAGAAGCTGAGAGCGCGGACAATATTGCCGCGCTCACTGAGTCCGGGTCGTACATCTGCCTGGTGATCGTCGTGGCCTTGTGGAACCGCGGAGGAAAGGACTTCTCCTCCGCTTTGCAGTTTTCCTGCTTTGACTCAAATGTGACGCCATCAAGCTCCATGTCGACGAGGTCTGCCCAGGAATCCCCGGTTGGGGTCCAATCTGACACCTTCTTCGGCTTGGTCAAGATCAAAGGGCCAGAGCGCCTCCAGCGGTAGTGAACCGCCGTTCCGCGTAGCTCTGGCTTAAGGTCGAGGAAATCATCAATCTCCTCAAAACCGGCGCTCACATCAAAGTCATCGTAGTCGACCATGCTGTAGGCACGTTGCCCTGATGCTTTCTCAACGGTTTCGTCGCGGTAAATGCGCTGTGACGGATACCGGAGCATGAGAGCTGATCCATGGTTGGTGACCAGCCCCTCAGGGCTGATTTCACCACCAATGTGTACTCCCACAACAGTGTCGCCTTGCAGGAGAGGAGAGCCTGAAGAGCCCGCAGCTGTTGAAGCCGCGTATTCCACGCGTAGGGCTTTCTTGCCCGGACGGGCCATGGAAGAAGAGCTCCTCATGCACTCATCACCGGGGCGGGGTGGGGAGAAGACAGAGACAGGGAGGTTGAAATTAATCTCTCCCACTTTCCGCTGTTTCAACCCAAGCACGGAGCACAGGCCCGGAGGCATGTGCAACCACACTTGGTCCTCCTTGAGCATAGCTCGCATCACCTGTGGTTTGAAAGTGAAGGCTCGTCCGTTGTACTCAACGGTCATGTCTCCCCTTTCACCGACAGCCAACTTATAGACGTGCCAGCACGTCAAAAGAAAAGGCTTGGTGTCAGGACTCTTGCAGGCTGTAATGTCTCCAATTTGGACGTTGGCTGAGTTCAAAACTTGGCCAACTCCCCATGGGTTGGAGTTCAAAGGAGAACTAGGGCATGTTGGATTTGCGAACTCAAGAGATCTCGTAGCTTTGTTTCCCCCTGCTGTGTTTTCAGGGGAAGCAGCATATGAGACATCAACGCGACGAACGAATAGGCGGTACATACGCCACCAAGCCCACGTCAAAAGTCCGCAGAACGTGTCCACGATAAATTTGGAAAGGGTTTGGATGGTGTACAGGGCGACACCTACACATAAGAGAACCAGCAGGAGAAGTCCTACTAAGTAGAACACATCACTGCCGAGCTCCTGAGCGCGTTTCATGGTCACACCGGTAGCAGGACCAAACCTGCGTACCGTACCAACAGCCCACTCGAGAGCCACACCAGCCGCAGCGCGGAGGGTTTGGCCAACGAGTCCCGCACCCCATAGTGCCCACGACGCGAGAGCTGTTAATGCCTCGCGTGGTGTCACTATGGCCATCGACAACCAAAGGAGAAGGAGTTGTGACCACACGGGTAAGCTCATTCTTGTTTGGTTGTGTTGGGGTACTGCTGAAAGAATCC